TTTCTTCTTTAAACCAATACAAGACGGTATGGATCGTCCTAAAACTGAACTAGCTTATCGTGTACCAGCTTCTAAATTTACAAGAAGATCTATAGTTTCTACAGATAAACCAGAAGATCTTGCTGGGTTAGATACAACTATAGATTGGAAAAACACTGGAGACAATGCTTATGATGGAGAGAAACTAAAGCTTTTAGTTCATGATGAATCAGGTAAATGGGAAAGACCTAATAATATATTAAACAATTGGCGTGTTACAAAAACTACGCTTAGATTAGGATCAAGAATTATTGGAAAGTGTATGATGGGATCAACATCAAATGCTTTAGACAAAGGTGGTAGAAACTTTAAAAAATTATACGATGACTCAGATGTCAACAAAAGAAACGCAAATGGACAAACACGTTCAGGACTCTATTCTTTGTTCATTCCTATGGAATGGAACTACGAGGGATACATTGATTCTTATGGCTACCCTGTCTTCGAAACCCCACAGAAACCTGTGTTTGGACCTCATGGAACTCCAATCAAAATCGGGGTTGTTGAATACTGGGATAATGAAGTAGCTGGTTTAAAAGAAGATCAAGATGGTTTAAATGAATTTTATAGACAGTTTCCACGCACAACAAAACACGCGTTTAGAGATGAAAGTAAAGAGTCTTTATTTAATCTTACAAAGATATACGAACAAATCGATTTTAACGAGGATTTAAAAAATTCACTATCAATTACAAAAGGTAGTTTTCAATGGGAAAACGGAATTAAAGATACCAAAGTTATGTTTGTACCAAACAAAAGTGGTAGATTTTTAATATCATGGGTTCCACCAGTTGAATTACAGAATAGAACTATAAAGAAAAATGGTAGAGTATATCCAGGTAACGAGCACTGTGGTGCTTTTGGATGTGATCCATATGATATATCAGGAACAGTAGACGGAAGAGGTTCTAATGGAGCTTTAAGTGGTTTAACTAAGTTTAGCATGGAAGATGTTCCACCTAATCATTTCTTTTTAGAATACATAGCTCGTCCACAAACAGCTGAAATATTTTTTGAAGATGTATTAATGGCTTGTATATTTTATGGAATGCCAATATTAGCAGAGAACAATAAACCTAGATTATTATATCATTTTAAAAGAAGAGGCTATAGATCATATTCTATGAATCGACCAGATAAAAAACATAATAAACTATCGGTAACAGAAAGAGAAATAGGCGGAATGCCAAACTCTAGTGAAGATATTAAACAAGCACACGCTTCTGCAATAGAATCTTACATAGAGCATTTTGTTGGAATAAAAGAAACAGGCTACGGAGATATGTATTTCCAAAGAACATTAGAAGATTGGGCACAATTTAATATAAATAATAGAACTTCTCACGATGCTTCTATTAGTTCAGGACTAGCTTTAATGGCTTGCAACAAACATAGGTACGCGCCATCAGCCAAGATTCAAATCAAAGCAGTTGAACTAGGTATTAAAAAATATGATAACAAAGGATTTACATCAAAAATTATAAGTTAAATGAATATATATACTAATAGCAATAGCGCCTTTCCTAGTCAAGTGGTTAGTGATGCAGATAAAGCAAGTGAAGAGTACGGTAGTCAAGTTGCTATGGCAATTGAATACGAGTGGTTTGACCAAGGTAGAACTAACGGTAATAGATATTTAACTAATTGGAATAACTTCCATAACTTAAGACAATATGCTCGTGGTGAACAATCACCTCAAAAATATAAAGATGAATTATCTATTAATGGTGATTTGTCTTATCTTAATTTAGACTGGCAACCAGTACCTATTTTATCTAAATTTGTAGATATAGTTGTTAATGGTATATCACAAAAAAGTTACGACATTAAAGCTTACGCTCAAGATCCTTCTTCAGTAAAGAAAAGAACAGATTATGCTTCAAAAATATATGAAGACATGATGGCCAAAGATTACTTAAATGAATTAAAAAAATCTTTAGGTATTGATTTGTATCAAAGCTTGGATCCAAGTGCTCTTCCAGAATCTGAAGAAGAATTAGAATTGCATATGCAACTTAGTTATAAGCAATCAATTGAGATAGCTGAAGAAGAAGCTATATCTTCTGTACTAGCACAAAACAAATTTGATTTAATTAGACGTAGAATTAACATGGACTTAACTGTTTGTGGCATTGCTGCGAGTAAAACAAGTTTTAATACAGCTGAAGGAATTACTGTTGATTATGTAGATCCTGCTTACATGGTTTATTCATATACTGAAGATCCAAACTTTGAAGATATATACTACGTTGGTGAAGTTAAATCAATAACTATACCAGAACTTAAAAAAGAATTTCCAAATATCAGCAAAGATGAATTAGAAAGAATTCAAAAAATGCCTGGTAATAGACAATACGTGACAGGTTGGGGAAATTATGACGAGAACACTGTTCAGGTTTTATACTTTGATTATAAAACTTATCATAACCAAGTGTTTAAAATAAAACAAACTGATCAAGGTTTAGAAAAAGCACTAGAAAAAGATGACTCGTTTAACCCACCAGAAAATGATGGATTCCAAAGAGTATCAAGATCTATTGAAGTTTTATACAACGGTGCTAAAGTATTAGGAACAAACACAATGCTTAAATGGGAGATGGCTGAAAATATGTCAAGACCATTAGCTGATACTACGAAAGTAGAAATGAATTACGCTATATGTGCACCAAGAATATACAAAGGTAGAATTGAATCTTTGGTAAGTAAGTGTATAGGTTTTGCTGATATGATTCAATTAACTCATCTTAAGTTACAGCAAGTAATGTCTAGAATGGTACCAGATGGTGTTTATTTAGACATGGATGGTTTAGCTGAGGTTGATTTAGGTAATGGAACAAACTATAACGCAGCGGAAGCACTTAATATGTATTTCCAAACTGGTTCTATTGTTGGTAGATCACTTACGCAGGATGGTGAAATGAACGCTGGTAAAGTGCCTATACAAGAACTTAATAGTTCTAGTGGCCAAGGTAAAATACAGAGTTTAATACAAACTTATCAATATTATTTACAAATGATAAGAGATGTAACAGGACTTAATGAGGCTCGTGATGGAAGTACTCCAGACAAACAAACACTAGTAGGGTTGCAAAAGATGGCTGCTAACGCGTCTAACGTAGCTACTAGACATATCAAGCAATCAAGTTTATATTTAACCCTTAGAGTATCAGAAAATATTGCACTAAAAATAGCTGATGCATTAGAGTTTCCGCTAACTGCAGAGGCTTTAACTAATTCTATATCTAATTATAATGTTAATACATTGATAGAGGTTAGTAATTTAAATCTTCATGACTTTGGTATATTCTTAGAACTAGAACCAGACGAAGAAGAACAAGCTCAATTAGAACAAAACATACAAGTAGCGTTGCAAGGTGGCGGAATTGATTTAGAAGATGCTATTGATTTAAGACAAATTAAAAATCTTAAACTAGCAAATCAAATGCTTAAGATAAAACGTAAGTTTAAAGGTAAGCAAGATCAAGAAAACCAACAAGCTAATATTAAAGCTCAAGCTGATGCTCAGGCTGATTCTGCTGAAAAAATAGCAATGTCTGAAGTACAGAAGCAAGAAGCAATATCTGGTTCTAAAGTTCAATTTGAACAAGCTAGTAACCAAATGGAAATACAGCGTATGAACCTAGCTGCTCAATTAGAACAACAAAAAATGCAAACACAATTTCAGTTTGACATGCAGTTGAAACAAATGGACATGCAAGCTAATGGTCAAAAAGAGCAATTGATCGAAGACCGTAAAGACAAACGTATCAAAATGGAAGGTACTCAACAAAGTCAAATGATAGATCAAAGAAAATCAGATTTACCACCAATAGATTTTGAACAAAAAGATATGGCTTCTATTATGCCAAGTCCTTAATTTTATTAATTATTTAATCATATTATATTATGTCAGAAACAAAAACAAATGAACCTGTTAAACAGGAAGGAGACTTTAAAATAAAGTCTAAAAAAACAACACCTAAAAAATTAGGTAAGCCAGAACAAGAGATTATAAAGGTTAACTTAAAAGAACCTTTAGTTGAATTACCAGATGAAGTAACAAAAGTTACTATACCTAACGATGTATTAAAAAAAGAAGATGCCATTCAAATCGGAGAAACAAAGGAAGTTCCTGTGGAAAAACCATCCGGAGATAGCGCAAAGGTGGGAGAACCTATACAAGAGTCCAACGAGACTACTGAAGGGTTTTCTGCAGTCACAGAAGTTACAGAACAAGAAGTAAAGCAAGTTACTAAAGAAGTAAAAGAAGCTTTACGAGACGAAAAAGTATTAGGCAAACAATTGCCAGATAACATTGAAAAGCTAGTTACTTTTATGGAAGAAACTGGTGGAACTATAGAAGATTATACAAGACTCAATGCTGATTATTCAAGCATTGATGATGATACTTTATTAAAAGAGTATTATAAAAAAGCAAAACCTCATTTAAACGAGGAAGAGATTGGATTCGTTATGGAGGATAATTTCCAATATGATGAAGACATGGACGAAGAGCGTGAAGTCCGAAAAAAGAAACTCGCTAAAAAAGAAGAGATTGCAAAAGCTAAAAACTTTTTAGAGGAAACTAAGGCAAAATATTACGACGAAATCAAGTTGAGACCCGGAGTAACTCAAGACCAACAAAAAGCTACAGACTTTTTTAATCGCTACAACAAGCAACAAGATGTGGCTACTGAACAACACGAAAAGTTTAAACATGACACTCAAGAACTATTTAACGAGGATTTCAAAGGTTTTGATATCTCAGTAGGAGAAAAGAGTTTTAAGTACAATATTCAAAATCGTGAAAAAGTAGCAGAAAATCAATCGAATCTCAATAACTTAGTTAAGAAGTTCTTAAACGAAGATGGAGACGTAGTGGATACTTCTGGTTATCACAAAGCCATGTACGCTGCTGAAAATGTTGATAAAATTGCTAGTCACTTTTACGAACAAGGAAAAGCTGATGCCGTTAAAGACGTCATTAGTAAATCTAAAAACTTAACCGATACTAAAGCTAGAACAGGAAGTTCAGGCGATATCAGTGTTGGTGGTTTTAAAGTAAAAGCAATTAGTGGATTTGACTCAAAAAATTTAAAAATTAAAACAAGAAAATTTAACTAATTAAAACACGAAAATTATGGCTTTAAGTCCTCAATTTGGTAGTTTAATACCTTCGCAGGCTCAACAACTTCTGCCTAGTAACTACCTACAATTTAACACCGCTGCTGCGGGAGCAAATGATTTTGCTCAACAGTACTTACCAGAAATCTACGAACAAGAAGTAGAGCGTTATGGAAACAGAACGTTATCTGGATTTTTAAAAATGGTTGGCGCTGAAATGCCAATGACTTCTGATCAAGTAATTTGGTCTGAACAAAATAGAT